TGTCAAGCTTTATTTTACAATCCCCATGAATATAGAGCGGGTAATGCTAACCAAAACAAACTCACAGACATACTCACATACAAGACGATTTCCAGCTTCGCGACATTACTCATAAAAATACTCCTATTACTCGATTTGAGAGTATATTATAGCATACTGGGCAGCAATGTCAAGCTTTATTTCACTTAAATTCCCTTTAATTTGCGATATTTCTCGCGCAAAGCCACGAACTTGTGGAGATGATTCATGGGCTGCTCAATGAAGACCTGTGGATCATGATCATCCACTGCTATCAGAGTGACTATCTGCTTTATAGGTACGCCAGTCATCTCAAAGAAGCAGGCCGCATAAACGCTTTCCTGTATGAAATAGCTCTCCACATACTCCAGTTTCTTTGGTCGCCTTGAAGTCTTGTAGTCGATGATCGACAGTACACCATTCCACTCACCTATACAATCAACGCGACCTGCAACTGAAAGTCGTTCACTGTAAAGAGGCGCTTCTTGAGCCCACACATTACTGAGACTATCATCCAGAACAGTCTTTATGGTATTGAATGTGAAGAGATTCACGGGCATTGCACCCTTCTTCCAGTCCGGGTCATTATTGACATAATCTTCTGCGAGTTGGTGAACAGCGGTGCCCCTGAGAGAGGCTTGCTTCATGACTCGATTAGCTTCAGCGTCACCGACTTTATTGCGCCATGCGTCTAATCCAGATTTGTCTTGAACTGATAGTACTGTTGTCACTGAGGGCAATACTGCCCCTGTGGGAGTGGTGTAGAATCTGCCTTTGCTAGATGTATCAGCAGACATCTCTTGTATTTTATAACCGTGATCAACGTGATCGAACATAATATATTCCTCTTATATAATATAAAGTATAGCACAACTATATCAGGATGTCAAATCTTACCCTCCTATGATTACTTTATTTATAGCACCGGGTCCAGAAATTAAGCCGTCGCCATCAGCGACATCACCCACTCTATTTGCTGAAAGTCCACCCATAAAGACTTTACTTGAGCCGGCACCAGTCAAGCAACCCAGAGGAGCAACATGTGGGTCGCAGTCGCCGTCTATTCGATAGGTGTGAGGAGTAAGCGGCGAACCTATTACAGCAAAATATTTCACGCCGAATAAAACCCTTTCCTGCAATGGTGCTAGTATTAAAAGGGATATTGACCCGCACTGGGTATGATCCGATAGATTTGGAATAACAGTGTCACCCTGTATTGCTGCGACTGGCATAGATTATAATCCTTGCCTGTCGCGCTCAATGATATAGGATCGAACTAGATCGGATCTAACAATATCGGATATACCAAATTCGATGAAATGGAATTCTCGCATACGCTCAATGATTTTCATGAAAGTCCTTAAGCCTGACACTTCTTTTTTTCGCTCACTCGTTAAGTCATCCTGTTTAACATCTCCACAGAAGATTATTCTGCAATTCTCGCCAACTCTCGTCATAACGGTGTGTAGTTCCTGATCACTCATATTCTGCACTTCATCCACTAATATGATACAGTCATCAAATGTTGAGCCTCTAAGAAAGGAAGTAGATAGAAACTCTACAGTATTACGCTGTTTAAGAATCTCATAAGCATCTCCTCGACCAAAGATTTTAGTCGCGATATCATAGTATGGGGCCTCATAGACAGACATCTTATCTTTCTGTGTGCCGGGTAAAAAACCCATCTCTCTAGTTGGCACAATAGACCTAACAATGTAGACTTTTTTGTACTGAGAGTCTGGTAACATCATCTCTTTTAATGCTAGATATAGCCCAACAAATGTTTTACCTGTTCCTGCGATACCATGCATCATTAAATTCGAGCCTTCTTCCCAAGCATCAAACGCATACTGCTGATTATACGTTATGGGAGATATTTCCTTGTCAACGGCAAATCCTGGCGTGAGTTTGTTATCTGTATCTAATATCCCCTGTTGTCTAAGTACTCGCTTTTGTTTTTTGGTCAAACGCTCTCGTTGTGCGGGCATGTATCAGCATCCTTGTTATCTAGTCTCGATTTTAGAGCCCCGATTGTTTCTATGAATTTGCTTCAGCAGCGAATTGAAACTATCTGGAGTCTTCGTTACGCCCAGAAGTACAGGATCACCCAAGCCAGGGGCTTTAGTAATCACTTGTTTCATCTGGGGATTATCCGATAGGTACAGTTCACGTTCATCGACTTTCATAATCTTTTCAATATCATCACCGGTTGCAACATTTCTAAAAGTGTATATTGGCATAGTATATTCTCAAATATAATTAAAAGAAAGGCGATCACTAGGATCGCCACATTGTCTACCCATCACTGATATTTATAGTAAATCTCTCTCGCTAAGAGACCATTTCGTATATTTCTTTCCAGCTATCGACTTTGGCAACATCATCATTGAAGTAATCTCTAGTGAAATCGTGTGTCATTAAGACTGCTGTTAATCCCAGTCTGGCACCTAACTCAGCGTTAGCTGGCTTATCCTCTACAAAAATGCAACCAGTGTCTAGATACGGAGCTAGAGCATCGTCTTTGTCCTCGCCAGTATCGAGACAAACGATCTTCTCGAATGCGGTCTTACCGAATAAATTTTCGATGTTTTGTCTACGCAGAATACCAGCGTGTTCATTATTACTAAGACTAGTGATGCAATGGAAAACATAACCCAGCTCTTCATGGATTCTTTTAATATACTTGATTGCGTCTCGCATAGGTGGAATGCAACAGATTGTAGCACTCTCGTTGAAGTGTCGAACAAGTACTTTAGACTCGCTCTTTGTTATGCCATACGTCTTAGAAATATCATAGTCGCTAACATTTGGAACAGTAGAGTATCCGTGTTCTTCCATCCATATACCAAAACTATGTGACCAGTCAACTAGCACCCCGTCACAGTCTACGAGTATTACTTTACCACTTTTATCAATCATAATCTATCTCAATATTCATGTACAGTATAGTACAATATCATAGTAACCTAATCAGTAAACAGAGCATCCTTTTGTCTGTTTTTTTGACGGCGAGCCTCTTTAATATCAGACTTCCGCTTGTCGCGCTTCTTATATTCTGATTTGCTTTGACGAGAGTCCTCAAACTCGGCATCTTCTTCATACCACTCTCGAAACTTTTTCTTTTTAGCCATTAGTAATTCTCTCTATCATCGGTATTTCTTTAACTTCGCTAGTATAATCGAGAAGCAGCGCAGAGGCTATTATCAGCCCTATGACAGCTACTACCATCACTGAGGCCTCAAGCACTGATCTCAATATTTTTTCATCGAGCAATCTTTGTTTCCCAAACATCTTCACTGGGATCTACTTTAAATGGTCTGCCGCGCTTCTTTTTCAGAGGAGTAGCAGATACAGGATCGCTTATAATTCCATTGAAAGCTTCATTAATTGTCTCAGCCAACAACTCTGGATAAGGCTCTTTCCTGAGCATTCTAAGAAGAAGTATTGCATCATCTGCATTAACAGTTTCCAGCATTTGTATGAACAGAGCCTCTTTACGAATTCTATCGAGATTCTTACCGTCTGGCATTTCATTGACAAAGAAACTCAGCTTACGTGCCTCTCGGTACAAGTGTCCGTGAGATTCTGTATGTACAGACGGAGTATAGGGAGGCGCAGTACTAGGAATAGCAAAAGTGAACTTATTGTCGTACATAAGAATAAGAATATTCCTAAGCTCCTTACTGTTGTTATTCTTCAGGTATTCGACTTGCTCAGAGGCTTCAGTCAATTCGCACACTCCAGCAATAATCTCTGCAAGTGAAAAGGTTGTCATAATTAAACTCCATTCATAGTTTATTAAAATTCGCTGATACTTTCCATTAAGTTTCTCAGCTTGTTTTTGATGAAGTAATTAAGCAACTGACTACGATCTTTTGGGTTCTCTGCCTCATACTCTTCAAGTATCTGAGTCTTAAACACTTGAGGCACTTCAGCCAAATCAATCATCGCTTTATTGCGTAGATAGTTGCGCTTTACTTCATTGTCCATATTATTTATGTCATCCCATTCGAGCAATCTCTTCTTAGTGATTGGCCGCTGGCGTATTCCCATGACTAAAGCATTGTCTGCTGATAGTATATTTGGCACACCATCGCTACCATCGCCCTTAATGATATGCTCGTGTAGAAAGGTCTCTGGGTTTGAGTTAGATATCCATCTCTTGCGTGTTGGGTCGTACTGCTTTACATTACCGTATGTGTGCAACTGCACATAGTCTTTATCTCCAGAGAGAATTAGAATAGGCTCACCAGTATTCAGTGCGGTTCCCTCTTTATGCACTATAGTGCCAATAATATCATCGGCTTCACATGTATCGATCTGGATAACTCTGTATGGGAAAAACTCTTTAAGTTCATCTCGGATACGATTGAGTGCTACAAATACAGAATTCCAGTCTATTTCAGAACTGTCGCGAGCCTTTTTACGACCAGCTTTATAGTATGGAAATATGTCTCGTCTCCAATAGTTCTTATCATCACAGGTAATCAGTAGTTCTCCGAACTCATGATGAAATTTCTGTCTATTAAATCTCAGAGTGTTCAGTATCATATGCCGTAACATATTCTCATCTACTTGAGCATTCTGGTGATTTCCAATCTGCATCATCATATTAGAAATCATGACCTGATTCATATCAACCAATATCATTTCACACCTCTCATTTCATTATTCACGAATCACCATCATAATCAGGTTCAAATATGTCTTGCATGATTTCTTCTAATTCTAGACGATTCCATGCGCCCAATCCATTTTCACTGTCTTTAGTCCAATCACCAAAAATTTGTTCAGATACGGACTGATAGTAATACTTCTCACCTATGCACCTGTACATCAGTGCCCGAATAGTTTCCATCAAGCCCATCAAATCTAATAGAGTATCTGAATGTTCACTGATATCATACCCCATTTCTTTCATACAGAAGACTACATCGTGGGATACGTGTGTGGCGAATTCCAAAGCCAGTTCTTCAAAATCCTCACTGGCTTCTGTTTCACCTTCCTTTATCTTATCAAGACGTTCTTGGTGTTTGGCTGAGAAATCTATAATATTATCCACTATATAACCTTAAGAATTATGGTATCTTTATTGATGCGCCCGTCAGTCTCACTCTCAACAGTTTTCAGTGCTTTGAGTTGCTTTATAGCTTTAGCTTTGGTTGCTTTACATAACATTGCTATAACATCATCTGGCTTTCTGAGCATCTTCTTGAAAGAAGCCTTTTCATCAAAGCCGATAATTGTAGTGCCCTTCACTAAGAAGCCCTCGACTCTATAGCTAGAGAGATACTTCATTACCCTAGTCTTAGTGTTAAAGAGATATACCGCTTCTGCTCCCACGATCTTCTCTGGGCTAACACTTGCGATCTTGTATTCCGGCGAAGAAGAAAGGAAGATTACCTTAGACACCTGCTTACTCGCAGGAGTAGCTTTCTTAGCGCGTGGCTTTCGAGTCGCTTTCTTTGTCACTAGAAACTTCTCACAATCGGTGATAATAGCAGCAATAAAGTCAAACAATGACTTCTGCTGCTTTGTAGACATGTGACTATAAGCTTCGACTAAATCCTCAGTCTTATCTTCAATGGTCTCTCGCAGTTCCTCTAGAAGCACATGATAGCATCGTATAGTATCGTGTGCGGTCTGTGCGGCACGTTCCTCTTTCACCATTATACTGTATATTGACCAATCCTTTGGTAAAACACCGTGTATGAAGTCATCGATACAGCCCTCAATTTCTCCTATAAATTCAGAAGTTTTTTCACCGAGAAGTTCAGAAGGACTTTTTCTTTTTGCGGCTACAGTAGTATCCACAATAAGTGGCTCAACTGTCTTGCCATACGCAATAATACGCTCTATAGCACTTTCTTGAAAGAGTTTAGTGCTATCACTCAACTCGCATCCGTTAAGTTCCACTTTGCATAAAGAGGCTAAAGTAGAGCTAGTTCTCCAGTCTTCAGCCGCTTTATAGTACTTGAGGTCTTCTGGACGGTGCTGCTTAATCCACTCCGTAGTCCATAGGACATACTGCTTTTTGTCATAGAAATAGCCGTAATGTCTAATAGTCTCAGATAGACTCGACTCATACTGATCGGGTTCTACCGTTGACCAATCTACGGTCTCATAACCGACATGACGCTCTTCTAAAAACTTTACTGCGTTTGATCTTCTGGACATCGTACTCTTTGCTACAGCCATGATAGGCTCCATTGATTTAACAGACTACATGATAACACAAATTTAAACCCATGTCAACAGTTAATTTGTTTAAATTAGGACACCATCCGTTAACATTCCGTTGACCATACGCAGGCTGTCCCAGCGAAACGATCTCCAACCATCGGCATCGATATCCCAAACTGGTAGGGCATTCGCGTTAACGCTTGGCGACACTTTCTTCTCAGTTGATGGAGGTATAAAGCTATCGCTAAGAGTAGCAGACATCTTCCTTATATCGCCATTGGCTTTAAGAAACCGAATCTTTACCGTACCTGTTTTCAACAAGCTCAAAACTTCGTCTTTAGTCATTACTTTCTCCACGTTGCTTAAGTTCATTTTCTAACGTCTCATTAACTTTTTCTGCTAGTTCTAAGTAGCCACCGATATGCTCACCTTCCCAAATTATCTGAGGTATTTTACCCTCACCCGGAAAGGTACTACGGAACCTCTCAGGATCATTCTCAACATAAATCATCTCATGTTCGAGTTGCGCGATTTCGAGTAGTTGTTTAGACTTTATGCAGCTATAGCAGTCTGTTGAGCCAAATATAGTGATCACGGGTTACTCCTTCTAATTCAATTTAAGCGTCTATTTGTACTATAATTAAGCGTCTATTTGTACTATAATACAGCATTTTACTGCTTTTGTCAAGTATTATTTGAAAATATTAGTCCAAGAGGAGGTATTATCGGTTTTGACTGATTCGACTTCTTTATTTAAGATATCGATAGTGGAGTTTGCTTGATCTAGAGCAGATTCTGATGACTGGTAGTATCTTTCATACGCAGAAAGTATTATTCTCTGCTGTTGGATAAATAGCATCAAATCGGATAGATTCTGACTTAAATTTTCATATCCTATATCCTTCAATCCAAAAATAGCCTCTGCTTCGTTAGAGTCGCGTAGATCAGACATGATATCTGAAACATTCTCAGGTGTGACTATAACCCACTCTACATTGCGTAGTATTAGTCTGTCAGATTCTGGTAGAACTAGAACAGGCTTATCGATGGGCTTTTGCGATATCTTTACTGGTGCGGTGCTACAACCGCTAATTAGCGTAATTAGTGCCAAACAACCAAGGACATTCGCTATTGAATGCTTTGCCATTTTTAGACTCCATTTCTTTAATCGTCAGCTCTGCGCCGGCTAGTATTTCGAAACATCGACCGACGTTGCTCGTTGCGTTATTGATCACTCTTTCGACCAAGACTGGTTTATTCTGAGCTAAGTATCCTATATCGTGTTTACCTAGCTTATCGGATAAACGTCTATTCTGTTCTCGTGTGAATCTAAAACCCTCATTCACCGTAGTAAGTTCTTCTCCAATTTCAGAAAAGCTTTTCTCTAGAGATAGTATGGTATCTTCACTTATTTGAATGGCCATATCCATAGTTGCCACGTTAGCATTTAGTGTAGCCATCCGTTCTTGACTGTCATTGTAATACCAATAAAATGCTCCCGAAATCAAAGTAGTGAGAAGTAAAAGTATCCCAAGTAATTTTAACATCATTCGATATTACTCAT